CATCACTACTTCTACAGGATTGGTAGTCAATCCCAATGTAGATGCTGTGTTGATCCTGTTGGCTGGCACAGCATCCTACACTTACAGCTTAAACATCAATAGGCTGACGATTGAACGGGACACTAAAGGTACCAACTCTTATGTTGTATTTGCCCCCTGTGTAGCTACTTCTGTATTTGATCACTGCTTTTTCTCAGGTCCTGCTGTCAACGCTTTCTTTTCAACTGATATCTGGAACACTACGTTTAATCGTTGCACATTTTCCGATTGTGATAACGGATTTGTTGTTGATCCACTTCAGGATTCGTATGCAGGTACAAGTTTAGCTCTGACCAGTTGCTACGCAGTATCCAACACCAACGGATTTAAGTTTAAGAATATCCTGTATTCTGAGCTAACCTGCTGTGGAGTTGATTTCACAGGTAGTGGTGGGGTTGCCTATACAATTGACAGCACGGCGTCAAAGGCATGTAATCTCAAGCTTACAAAATGTGCTACTGAAAACACTACTGGTAGACAAGTGGTTATCAATAAAGGTGACGTAATCCTAGACTCTTGCCTTTTCTCAGAGGCTGATTGCCTGACTGGACCAGGAACGTATGGGAATGGATTTCAGTTCAGTTACGCATATGTCACAATGAATGAATGCGTGCATTTTCCTAAGAATGCTTCTGACGCAACTATTAACAATGTAGGCAACATCCTGGATATAAACAAATACAGGGTTGCTGGCGGGTCGTACGGCGGAACTTCTCTTAACCTTGTGTACGACGGAGCCAGTAAAAATATTAGGTTTGATTACCCAAACGCCACAACAGGGCGGTTTACAGCCAGCGGTAACGTGTATCACTCGAGTCCGTTCGTCGATCAAGTAATCTTCAAAAACCCTGCAAACTATACTGAGTCTGCAAACGTTTTCCCGTACACTAACTTTGGTAATGCTCCAGCCAATCCCACGTCATATCCAATTGGCACGCTAGCCATTGATATTGAATACGGGCAAATGTGGATTAGACGTAACGATGGGAACTGGTACAGATTCCAGCTTGTCTAACAGTTTGTCGTATGAAACTAGCCAATACTACCACTTACTTCTAGCTAATAATCATGATCACCCTCCTAGGCATCAAAGTGTCCTATGAGACGCTCGCCTTTTTCATCCTTTTCATTTCTTCTGAATATCTCGGAATTGTGAAAAAGCGTCGCGCTAACAGCGTTACTCAAGCCATCACTATGGCTGCTGCTTATTTCAGCAAAACACGTACTGAAGATGACACAGTGCGTCGTATTCGTCGAACCCTTAGAGGTAAGTAATCACCATGGTACTGCTGCAAGTTAAGCAGTACTACCCTCAAACTGATAGTGCAACAGGTCATGGAGATCGGATGTGCTTTAGCTCCACGTGTGCTATGGCTGTCAAGTATCTCCTACCTGATGTGCTAAAGGGTAGTAATGCTGATGATGATTACCTCCGTACAGTGCTGAAGTACGGAGACACTACAACCTCTACAAGTCAAGTCAAAGCCTGTCAGCAGTACGGTGTCTTTGCTTCTTTCTACACCAATGGCACACGTCAGAACCTTATTAACGAACTTAAGAGCGGCTATCCAGTTGCGACTGGCATTCTCCATAAGGGACATGTATCCAATCCAGTGGGTGGTGGACACTGGATGTTACTCATCGGTGATGACGGTGAGAATGGCATCTTCCATGATCCCTACGGTGAGATGGATAACGTCAACGGAGGGTACGTTGCTATTGGTAGCGGAGGTAAAGACGTTAAGTACTCCTGGAAGAACTGGCTACCACGGTGGGAAGTAGAAGGTCAAGGTACTGGCTGGTTTATGACTTTTCGACCAACCAATACACCGCAACCCCTAGCTCCCGTAGAGAACACCTGGGAGGGAGTTATCACTGCCGCTAAAGTAGCTGGAGCTAAGTTTCCAGAAGTTGTTGCTGCTCAGTGGGCATTGGAGAGCGGATACGGTAAGCACACCTCTGGTAAAAACAACTACTTCGGTCTTAAGGGCTCCGGCACTGACCACGAAACTAAGGAGTTCTTAAACGGCCAATGGGTCACTATTAGAGCTGGATTTATTGATTTTCCTGACTTGCAATCCTGTGTGTCGTACTTGGTACAACGCTGGTACAAGGACTACAAAAACTACAAGGGAGTCAATCGAGCATCTTCTGCGGAGGAGTGCTGCAAGCTTCTAGTTCAAGAGCGATACGCCACCGATCCTCAGTACGCCGAAAAACTAATCCGACTAATGAGGGACAATGCCTAGCACTACTTACAATATCACACCTGGTAGGTTCTCACGAGAACTACCTGTAACAACTCAAGCACATTTCAAAAGCTCTACAGCTAGTACTAACGCAACATTAATTAGAGGTAGTGCTGGTTCTGTCTTTAACATTATTGTACACAATACGCACGCTGGTGGCGGTAGCTCTATAACCATCAGGTTCTACGATAAGGCTACGGCTCCTGTTGTTGGTACCGATGTACCTATGATTATTTTCCATGTCCAGTCTAATGACTCTAAAGAGCTTAACTTTACTAGCGGCATTACTTTTAAAAATGGTATCGGTTACTCTATCACAGCTGGTAACAGCTTGTTGGATGCTACCGCTGTCGATGCTGATGGTGTTCAAGTCTACATCGGGTACATCTAATGATTGAAACTGCTATTGCTGGAGCTATCTCTTTAGTCATTGGCGTTAGTGGTGGGGTACTCGCTGTTAGCTCTAAATCTAACTCACGTATGGATGAAATTGATAAACGTATTGACTCCATTGAACTAAGATTTGCTGAGAAGTACGTACCACGTCAAGAACTAGCTACTGCCCTACAAAAGATGGAAGATCACATGATCCGCATCGAAAACAAACTAGATCAGATTGTACTGAGAAATGGCTAACAAGAAAGCAACGGAGGACATGTTCAATGAACTCCATAACATGGTTACTCAAGAGCTACTGAACCGAATCAAAAGCGGTGAAGCTTCTACTGCTGATCTAAAGGCAGCTTGTGATTGGCTATCCAAGAATGACATCAGTGGTGTCGCCTACGACGGTAACCCTCTTGATAAACTTGCCACCATTATGCCCAAGGTAGATCCCGAACTTATCCAAAAGAGGTTATATGGCAAGTCGTACGTCTAACTATTACAAGAATAACCCTAAAGCTAAAGCCAAACGACTTAAGCAACAAGCTGAATACAACAAAACAAAAGAGGGTCTTAAGATCCGTACTAATGCTAATAAACTAAACCGTAAGCTTGGTACTTATGGTAATGGTGATGGTATGGATGCTTCCCATACGGGTCCCAATAAAGGCAAATTAGAGTCCCCTAAAGCTAACCGTACTCGCCCACGTAAGGGTAAAAAGTATGGCTGATTCACTAAAGATTAAACCGTCTCCACAGATTGCACGCACCATCAAACTCCTTACTGACGGTACTATGTCTAAGTGGAGTAACGGTCGAATCCCTAAATTAAGTAGGGAACAAGCTATTGGATTTACTGCTAACTTAATCCAAGAGACTGGTTCTGCTGACCTCAGCAACCTTGATGTGGTTGAACAAGGTAGAGCTGAGGGACGAGGTATCGGTCAGTTTACTGGTGCTAGGCGTCAAGCTTATGAACAATGGGCTAGTCGCTATCCAAATAGGAATAATCCTGATGCTCAGCTGCAATATGTTGCTAAAGAATATCGTGGTGATTTTGACCCTAATGGTAACTCACTAATCGGCTATACAAAGTCATTTGAACAGGCACCTAAGGGCATTACACCACAGGATGCTGCATTGTACTTTAGTCGTACATACTTTAGACCTAATGAGCCCCACAATGAACGTAGAGTTGACTACGCTAAACAGTTAGACCAGGCTTACCCTGTTGCTGCACCTAAACCTAAACCAATGCCTACACAGCAGACTGCCTTAAAGAAACAGTCTCCATTGAAGATCTTCGGCATTACTCTTCCATTCCAATGATGTGACACCGCTACTTCCTAGTCCTGATCACTACCTCCACAACCTAATAACGATGACAAGCTCTGAAGCAAAAAGGCTACACCGTCGTGCAATTAAGGAATACTTTAATTGTCAATGCGTATACTGC